AGATGGTAAACTTATTTCTCATTATGTAATGAGATCTAACGATGCAGTCTTTGGTTATAACAATGATTATGCTTGGGCAAAGTTTGTTCAAGGACAACTTGCTTATGATCTTGAAGTTGAAGTCGGTGATCTTATTTGGACTGCTACTAACTTTCATGTTTACGAAAGACACTTCGACCAAGTTGAGGCGTTAGTGAATGGCTGACAAATGGGATATGCGTTTTATGAACGTTGCTCGAGAGATCTCTACGTGGAGTAAAGATCCTTCAAAACAAATAGGTGCGGTGGCAGTTAACTCTGACCGTCGTATCCTAGCAACTGGTTATAATGGATTCCCAAAAGGAATTGACGATACACCAGAACGTTATGAAAATCGAGAGCTTAAATACAGTTTGGTCGTACATGCCGAAATGAATTGCATATATAATGCTACCTTTAATGGTATTTCGTTAAAAGATGCAACTCTATATGTTTGGGGATTACCAGTTTGCTCTGATTGTGCAAAGGGAATTATCCAAGTTGGCATAAATAGAATTGTAATGGCAACAAGTGATGTACCAGGTAAATGGTCAGATTCTTTTGAAAAATCAAGAGACATGTTTTCAGAAGCTGATATTGAAGTTTCTAACATTTACTATTGACAACCACTTGATAATTTGATATAATAGATATTATTTAAAAGGATATATTATGAAAGAAAAATTGAAAGACCTTGGAATGGGATTGGCAGTAATACTAGGAATTGCATTTTCTGTATACGCAGCCATTTCTTTAGGAGAACTTGTTAATATGACATCTGACCAAATCAGACTTGCATTAGCAACTCCATTCTTTATTTACTTCTGCTACCTCTTCGGTGGTTTAACAAGATCTATGCTAAATAGAAGTAACTAATATGTCTCTACATAAACGCATAGTACTTGACTTTGACGATACACTCGCATACACATCAGATCGAGATTGGGCAAACGCAACGCCTAATCTTGGTCTGATAGAAAAGTGTAATAAACTATACGAAGCTGGTTGGATTATTGATATCTTTACAGCTCGTGGTTCTATTTCCTGTAGGAGTAGAGTTGAAGCATCAGAAAAGTACGGTCCTCAGATCGAAGAATGGTTAAACAAACATCATGTAAAATATCATGCTCTATCTTTTGATAAACCACTTGCAGCATACTATGTTGACGACAAAGGTATTACTCCTGAAGATTTTATAGAAACAGATATAAGAGAACTCGAAGGTGGTCTCTCAGGTTCTGATATCTATACTGATGGTAAGGTAGTACATAAGACAGCAAGAAATGCCCATGAGGCAGCAAAGTGGTTCAAAGATACTGGTGATATTGTAAACACTCCAACGATTCATAGAGTTGTAGGTAATACACTTACAATGGATTATATTGAAAACGATCCAAACTATTTTACAGACAGTCCTTATAAAGCATTGGCAATGATTCAAGAATCTCTTGATGCTTTTGATTCTATTAAACAAACTAAGTTTCTAACCTTTGATGATTACATCGCAAGAATAGTAAGTCATGTTCAATTGGCAGACCTTGAACCATTTAATGATGTGATTGAGAAATTAGCAACGATTGAATTAGAATACGGATATTGTCATGGAGATTTTGGTGTTAAGAACATGCTGTTTAATGAAGACAAATTGTTCTTAATTGATCCTATCCCTAATGTATTTGGTTGTCGTGCACTTGACATAGCAAAGTTTATCGCAAGTTTGATGATTAATCATTATGGACGTGCTGAACAAGATCTTGCTATCAATACACTATTGGCTTACAACGACGATATAAACAAACAAGAACTACTTACATTAGTTGCAGCTGAAGTAATAAGAGTTTATAAGTACCACCACGACAAAGATTTTATTCTACAGTTGGTTGATGACTTGTTGGAAATGATATCTTAGATGATTGTAAAACCATTAATAACGCAGAAAGTATATCATTTAAGATTGATATTAAAAGAGGAGAATACATATGTTTCTTGATAGAAATAAATTACCAGAAGGTGCAAAGGTTGGCTTTACTTGTTCAACGTTTGATCTGTTTCATGCAGGTCATATTGTTATGTTACAAGAAGCAAAGTCAATGTGTGATTATTTAATTGTTGGATTATTAACAGATCCTACTAATGACCGACCTGATAGTAAAAACAAACCTATTCAGACTCCATTTGAAAGATACATACAGTTATCTTCTTGTAAGCATGTAGATGAAGTAATACCTTTTTCTTCTGAACAAGAAATCGTTGATATGATCCTTACAATTAATCCTGACATTCGTATTGTTGGTGAAGAATATAAAGATCAAGAACATACAGGTAAAGGTCTATGTCCAATTCATTACAACCGAAGAAGGCATTCATTCAGTTCCACAGAGCTTCGCAAGCGTGTAGTGGATTCCAATAAATAAAACTAACAGAACGGCAAACTTTATATTATGAAAAACATTGGCTTCGGAAAGATCGGTAAATCGGTCAAGTTCAAACGGAATCGCTTCTCTCCTATTGGTGGAGACAACGAACCATCTACAGTACTTATTGCACTCGCAAATAATAACCCAGACAAAAATTTCTACATTATCGGAAGATCTGATTTCAGTACTCTAACAGAGTCTGAAGAATTGGAGTTGTTTCCATATAATAATGTAACTGATATTTGGAAAGGTATTAAGAATGATGGTACTGATAATTTCTATCGTCATATATTTAATTACTTTGGTCAGAAAGGATTTAAATTAGATTACACTGTATTGATGGTTGGACAAGTTGGTACGGTAACGATCCCAGGTAAAATTGAACAAGTTAAAGATCGTTCACTATTTGCCTCTGTGATTGATATGACTAAGAACTATACATCACCTATTGCTATTTGGTTGAACGAAGAACAACCTCCTTATGTTGAGATCGTAAATGATCCACGATATGTTATGAATCAATCAAGAGACATATTTCATTTGCCAACTATCTCATTAGGTCAATATGATTATGAATATACAGTAAGCAGTATTAAGTCTTATGAAGAACAAGATCGTTACGAACGAAAGGTACCTTCAACTTATGCTGGTATGGAAACTTGTTTCTGTATTAACTATCAACACTCCGAACAATTTAATCTAAATCGTAATGTTCCTTTTATGGTTATTCTTAATGAAGCAAAGCCTTCAAGATATAATCTGTTAAAGGAATGGGTATTAGACGACCATGACGATGTAGAGATTTACGGTAAATGGGAACATCCTAATACCGAAACAGACGCAAGGTTCAAAGGATCTATTCATCTTGATGATGTAATGGCTAAAATGAACAATGTTAAATTTACTTTTATTATTCCAATCTCAAAAGGTTGGGTAACTTCAAAGTATATTGAGATGGTACACGCTGGTGTGATACCGTTCTTGCATCCATCTTATGATGAGCAAAACCATTTACCTATACCAGAATTTTTAAGACCAAAGACTCCTGCTGAATTTAAAGAAAGGATGGATAGGTTATTAAATAATGAACAGGAATATGAATCTGTAATTACAGGACTGCGTAAACTATTATGTAAGCCAGCATATTACGATGGAACATTCTTAAACAATAAAATTATGACAGCGATTGATAATGATTATGTTGCACCAGATGTAACACAATTTGAAAAGAAAGAAGCTGCAACACTTGAGGACTTTTTCGGATGAACAAGAAAGAAATAACATGGGCACCACTTATTCCACTTATTGGTGGACAAGCTTTAGGAGCAGAGAAGGCATTTGGTAAACCACCCGAAGCCATTTACTCTTTTGGTGGATTTGAAGCTAATGATAACCATTATGTAAACTATCAACAAAATACACTAGGACGTGATATTCCTTATGTATTGTTAGATTCAGAGAATCCTAATATTAAACAAGTTGATGTAGTAACAGGTACTCCACCTTGTGCTGCTTTGTCTCAATTAAATACAGGTACTACTGCAGAGTCAAAAGGCGCAGGTTGTGCTAAGAACGACTTTATGTATATGGTCTTTGAAAATGGTATTGATGTTCTTGGAGCAAAGGTAGTCATTGTTGAAAATGCTCCTGCACTATTTACAAATAAAGGTCGACCTGTCGCAAACAAGTTATATGAAATTTGTAAAGAACGTGGATATTCATTAACTCTATTTAAAACATCAACAAGATTTCATGGAGTTCCACAAGGTCGTGATAGATGTTTTGCGATTGGTTGGAAATCAGAATCAAGTCCTGTTATGAATTATTATAATCGTGATAGAAAAGACTTTGCTGAATATCTTCAAGAAATACCTGCTAGTGCTTTACATCAAGATATTATTATTAATAAGAATGTACCTGACGAACCATATTATAATTTCATCAAGACTAAAACAAATCGTGATGTTCGAGAAATTATGATTGAAGAAGGTGTTAAGACAACTCTGAATTATGTAAACAAAAAAGGTTGGATGAAAGAAGCTAACGAATGGTTCCATAAGACAGGCAATGAAAAAGGTATTAAGTATTCAGATCATGCAATGATGAAGTATGCAGATGGCAAAGGCGTATGGGATGGATCCGTACATGTCTTTGGTGAATATATGAATGCAGTGATTGGTCGTAATATGGTTGATACAATGCATCCGACTGAAGAACGATCCTTAACAATTCGTGAAGCATTACATATGATGGGATTCCCGGAAGACTTTGAGCTGCTCGATGGATTAAAGAAAATGAATCATATTGCTCAGAACTGTCCTGTACCAACATCAAGAGATATGCATTTAGAAATTGGTAAGTTTCTAACAGGTGAACTAAGGGAATCTGAGACAACTTATTTAAGACAGAACAATTTAAAACAACTAATGGAGCACGATCCTAACGGAACCGATACGACTCCAAATTTATCTGAATTCTTTGGATAAAACTATTGACATGACTAGTAAAGTTTGTTATAATAGTATATTAAATTAAAGGTAAACATATGAGAAACGATTTAATTATCGACTTCGAGACAATGGGACAAGATGTTCATAACTGTGCAGTCATTGATGTATCTGTAATGGTATTTCAGTGGGACAAGTTTACATCAAATGATCCTTACAATCTGAGTGACGTATTCAAGGCAAAGAAATTTAAATTGGATGTAGCAGAACAAGTAAAGAACTATGGTTGGGTAGTCGATAAAGGCACTCTCGACTTTTGGTCAAAACAAGATTCAGAAGTAAGAAAGAATATTGCTCCTAAAAGTTCAGACCTATCGGTTGAAGACTTTGTGAAACAGTTTACTGACTTTTTAATTGACGGACCAAAGATTGATTATTGGTGGTCAAGATCTAATTCATTCGACCCAGTAATATTAGAAAGACTATTTAAGTCTCAAAATAAAGTCGGTCATCTACAAAACAAACTAAAGCATTGGACAGTTAGAGATACAAGAACGTTCATTGATGCAAAGTTTGATTTCGGTTTAAAGAAGAACGGATTCCCTCCTTGTGCAAACGAAGAAAAGTGGGATTCTGTTTTTAAAGCACACGATTCTGCATGGGACATATTGGCTGATGTATTAAGATTACAGTCAATCACCAGAGCAGAAAATGATATGGAGCAAATTACAGTATGAAGCTAGAAGTTAAGACAGAAGATTTACAAAAACAACGGTTGTTCGTTGGCACACCAATGTATGGTGGTCAATGTACTGGTTTATATACCAAGTCAACTAATGATCTGAGCATGTTAGCATCTACTCATAAAATTCCACTGAAGTACTACTTTCTATTCAATGAGAGTCTAATTCAAAGAGCAAGGAATTATATTGTAGATGAGTTCCTAAGATCAGACTGCACGCACTTATTGTTTATTGATGCTGATATTGGATTTGATCCAAGAGACGCGTTAGCATTACTTGCGTTACAAGTTTCAGATCCAGAAAAATATGATATCGTCTGTGGACCATATCCTAAAAAGACAATTGCATGGGAAAAGGTTTCTATCGCTGCTCAACAAGGCAACGGTAAAGATAATCCATTTGACTTAGAAAAATTTACATCAGATTTTGTTTTCAATCCGGTTAGCGGAACGAAATCATTCAAACTCTCGGAACCTGTTGAAGTTGCAGAAGGCGGTACTGGGTTTATGTTAATCACAAGAGAGGCGTTAGAGAAATATCGTGACACCTATCCTGAACTTGCATATAAACCAGATCACGTTAGAACAGAACAATTTGACGGTACTCGAGATATTCATGCTTTCTTCGACTGTGTCATCGACCCAGAAACAAGAAGGTACTTGTCTGAAGATTACTTCTTCTGTAAGATGGCTCGCAAAGCTGACCTTTCAGTATGGATGTGTCCTTGGATGAAACTTAACCATGTTGGGTCATATATCTTTAAAGGTGATATGGGAAGTCTAGGCCAATTAGGTGTTACAGCAACTGCTGATAACAAATCTAATAAGAAATCTTACAATCCTATTGACAACGCCAAGTAATTGGTATATAATATACAACAATATTAACTAAATGGAGAAATTTATATAATGAAATTTTCTAACGAAACCTTGACGGTCTTAAAAAGTTTTACTGCTATCAATAAGTCAATCTTATTGTCCAGTGGTAATGTTATTAAGACTATAACTCCAGAGAAAACATTGATTGCGATCGCTGACATACCAGATGAAATTCCTTCTGATGCGTGTGTTTACGATCTTTCAAGATTTTTATCAATTTTATCTCTGTACAATGATCCGGATGTGGAGTTTTTTGATAAATACTTTATTATATCGGAAGGTAAGCGCAGAACTAAGTACGTGTTTGCTGATCTCTCGATGATCCATACTCCACCAGAAAAGGATATTACTATTCCTTCTGCTGATGTAACGGTATCGGTCACTGACGGAGATTTGTCTTCAGTATTGAAGGCAGCAGGGGTATTACAATTTTCAGAGATTGCATTTGTAGGCGAAGGCGGCAAATGTTATCTGAAAGCGATCGACAGTTCCAACAACGGTGCAGATGACTTTGGTATCGAAATTGGTGAAGCTGTTGATGATTTTCAAATTATCATTAAAACTGATAACTTGAAATTGATGCCGTTAGATTATGAGGTTACTCTTTGTTCAAAAGGTATCTCAGAATTTAAAGGAAAAGGTGTTACGTATTACGTAGCGATAGATTCAAAGTCGACTTATAACAAAAGGTAAACATTATGAATGAACCAGTACAAGGTAATTTTGGCCAAGAAGGTCAAGAACAAGAAGTGGTAATCAATCTTGGAGATTTATCTACTGTGTTGCAGATTATTGACATAGTCTCACAACGTGGTGGATTCCAAGGGCAAGAACTTGCCGGTGTTGGAACGCTAAGAAATAAACTCGAAGCATTCCTACGTCAAAAAGGACCTCAGCAACCAGACGCGCGAGCGATTGGTGAACAGGATGCCGCCATTGATGTTTCAGAACCCGCCCAAGGCGAGTTAGCTGATAAAGTTGTTGGTTAAACAATAACTCATTTCTCGAGAAGTGAGGGTGGAAACACCCTCGCGTTTTCTCAAATTTTTTATATTATGTTTATGGTGAATTATGATTGATGCAAAATCAAACGAAGTCTTATGGGTTGAGAAGTACCGTCCACAAATCGTTGATGATACTATTCTACCAAACAAGACAAAAGAAACATTCCGTAAGTTCGTATCAGACGGCAGTGTTCCAAATCTATTATTAACAGGTGGTCCAGGTGTAGGTAAAACTACAATTGCCAAAGCCATGCTTGAAGAACTCGGTTGCGATTATATCGTAAAGAATGGTTCTCTTAATGTTAATATTGATACCCTCCGATACGATATCTCAACATTCGCTTCCGCAGTATCTCTAACAGGTACAGGTCGTAAGTATGTAATCTTCGATGAAGCAGATTATTTGAACGCAGCTAATGTCCAACCGGCATTACGTAACTTTATTGAAGAGTATAGTTCAAACTGTGGCTTTATCTTTACTTGTAATTTCAAGAATCGAATTATCAGTCCATTACGTTCAAGGTTATCAGAAGTAGACTTTACTATTGATACAGCTGACCGTCCACAAATGGCTATGGAGTTCTTCAAAAGAGTTAAGGCAATACTTGACCAAGAAGAAGTCGAATACGATACTAAAGTTGTTGCTAAAGTAATTGAGAAACACTTCCCTGATTTCCGTAGAGTATTAACTGAACTACAATCATACGCAGCTTCTGGTAAAATTGATGAAGGTATCTTTGTTAATTTAAAACAAGAATCTATTGATGATGTATTTCGTTTACTCAAAGCAAAGCAATTTACTGAAATGCGCAAATGGGTTGCCAAGAACTCAGATCAAGATATGAATGAAATGTTTCGTCGTATCTATGATATGTGTTCTGATAAGGTAACACTACAATCACAAGCAGGCTTTATTGTTACTCTTGCTGATTATATGTACAAGTCAGGATTGGTTGCTGACCAAGAAATTAATATGGTCGCGTTCTTAACTGAAGTTATGATTGAATGTGAGTACACGTAATGATTGGAAAACTTGAATGTTTTAACTGTGGTACCAAGACATCCAAAAAGAAATCATTTACAGTTGAAATGAATACTGAAGAAGGCAAAACTAAACTTACTCTTTGTGATAAGTGCGGTTCTCGCTTCGACGTTATGGTAAAAGAATACGAGGAGCTGATTGATGAAAGATCTAACACCCTTTGATTTTATGAACGCTGCAAGCTTTTCTAAGGAAGATTTAATTCGCAATAGCGATATACCTGAACACACTGAAAAGATGTATACGCCTTATGTAGTGAACCGTGGCTTTACTAATTTCGAGGACACCATCTTACATGCAAACGAAATGAACATGCGTCATGGTTTGTTTGATGGAGCACAGTTTGATTATTATCGTTCTGTACTTCGTAAGCGTAAGAGGTTCTCTAAATGGCCTAAGGCTGATAAGGACAATAACCTAGATGTTATCCAACAAGTATATCAATGTAACCGAACTGTTGCCAAACAATATCTTAAAGTATTGAATAAAGAACAGCTCCAAACTATCCATGATAAAGTTAATGAAGGTGGCTAAGTTATGATTATTATAAATAATCTGATATGGTATAATACCATTGCCACTAACTATAATAATTAACAGGTGAATATAAATCATGGACACAGATATTTTCAAAGGAGTCGGTGTCGAAGTTGAATTACCCACGCAGGATTCTTTCCTTAAGGTAAAAGAAACATTGACTCGAATTGGCATCTCAAGCCGCAAGGAAAAAAAGTTATATCAGTCTTGTCATATCCTACACAAACAGGGTAGGTACTCAATACTACATTTTAAAGAATTGTTTATTTTAGACGGAAAGCATAACACGTTAACAGAAGAAGATATATCACGTCGTAATACGATTGTGAACTTATTGGAAGAATGGGAACTTGTTAAGATCGTCGATCCTTCAAAAACGAAAGATCCGGTTGCTTCTCTAAATCAAATTAAAATCATTTCATTTAAAGAAAAGAGTGATTGGGATCTGACAGTCAAGTATAATATTGGTAAAAAATAACTATTGACATTTCCACATAACTGTTATATAATATAACAAATAGGAACATATATTATGAATGTTTATAAAACACGCGATAACGCAACACTTCCAGAATACGCAACCATTGGTTCTGCATGCTTTGATATTAAGGCATGTTTAACTGTAGGTGAACGTGTTAGGTCTTATACTCCTTTTAATAAGGAAGTAGATGTAATAGTGAAAAAGAATGGCTTGGCCATTACACCAGGTACAAGAGTACTTATTCCCACAGGACTTATATTTGACATTCCGGTAAATCACGTAATGGAAATGTATATTCGTTCAAGTGTAGCAACAAAGATGGGATTGACATTAGTTAACAGTGTCGGTATAATTGATTCTGATTATGTCGACGAAACGCATATTATTGTACACAATGTGTCAGATACCGTGGCACATGTTCACGACGGCGACAGATTAGCACAATGTAGATTAGCAAGCGTTACACAACAAGACATTAAAGAAGTAAAGAAGAAGCCTGGAACCAAGACAGATCGTAAAGGTGGTATTGGTTCAACTGGTAGATAACATAAAGCCGGTATAGCTCAGTTGGTAGAGCAACTGACTTGTAATCAGTAGGTCCTGAGTTCGACTCTTAGTGCCGGCACCATTATTTCAAGGAAGATGATCGACGTATCAAGTGGTACGTTTCTTCAATTAGTGGGTAGGAAACCACCCCCGGAAGTACTTTGTAATAAGGAGAGAAGGCTATGAAGTATATACTATTCGTATTGACCTTTTTTGTTATGGGCTGTAGTTCAGTCGGCAATGTTGTCGATGGAACAACTGGTATTATCAGCGGTGTAATCAAAGACGTATCTGATGTAACAACATATACTCTTGATGCAGCTAGCGGTGCAGTTAAAGCAGCAACTGAGACAGAAGAAAAGGAGTAACTTTTCAGACAAGGATGTCTTTTCTTCGTTATAAATAAATTTGTAGAACGCCGTAAGGGTTTTACATTAACCGATGGGTAATAACCATCATAGTAATAATTAATCTTGCTTAATAGGAGATAAAAATGACTGGATTAAATATAAACCAACTTCACCCTTTTGCCGTAGGCTTTGATAGAGTTTTCGACAGATTGGTGGAATTCCCACAAGTACATCAATCACAAGGCTTCCCGCCTTATAATATCAGAACTGATAAAAACGAAAAGTTCTTTATTGATCTTGCGTTAGCAGGTCTTGATATTAACGATGTAGAAATAGAAGTAAAAGAAGACGTATTGACTGTTCGTTCCACATGGGATGAAGCAGGAGATTACTTCAACGGCGGTGGAGACTATGTTCACCGTGGCATTTCCTTCAAAAAGTTCACAAGAAGTTTTACTCTTGCAGACGATATTGAAGTAATTGATGCTAGCTTCGTAAATGGTCTTTTAACTGTTTCATTGGAACGAATAATTCCTGAAGAGAAAAAGGCTCGTAAAATTAAGATTAACACTAAGAAAGAATTCTTAAAAGGTTAATCAATATTAATCTGGGAGGTCGCAATGGCCTCCCTCTATTGATAGGAAACTAAATTATGAAAACTATCCCTAACGTAACTTTTAAAGTAAGAAGCAGAAACGTAGAGAGCGGTGAGTTCGATTGGACCTACCCGACTACAGACGATTATTTTAAAGGTAAAAGAGTAGTTGTATTTTCACTACCTGGCGCATTTACACCAACTTGTTCCAATAATCAGGTACCAGGATTTGATGTCCTATATGACCAAATTACTGAAGCAGGTGTTGATGAAGTATATTGTGTAAGCTGTAATGATACATTTGTAATGAATGCATGGGCTGAAGATTTGAGAATTAAAAATGTTAAATTGATTCCTGATGGTTCTTGCGAATTTACAGCAGGAATGGATATGTTAGTCGCAAAGGATAACTTAGGTTTCGGTAAAAGATCTTGGAGATATGCTATGGTCGTAGACGATGGTACTGTTGAAAGGATGTTTAGTGAACCTGGGTTTGAAGATGATTGTACTACAGATCCATACGGTGAAACAACTCCTGAGAAAGTACTTGCTTACCTCAAAGGAGAATAAATATTAAAAACAATCTCCGTAGGTGACATCCTGCCGAGCCGTTTTTTGGGACCCGCTGCAGGGTCCTTTTTTATGCCATCGCGCCACCGGATGGTAATGAACCGCCAAATCTTGAACCGCCACCACCACCATCAGCACGAATAGCAGTATTCTTTGTAGATGCAACTCTGTTATCAGATTGGTTCTGAACAACAGTATCTCCACCTTTATTATAATAGTTATTTGTTATATTAAGAGCAAATCCACCAGCAGCAATATTTTGTTTTCTTTCTCTTTCTTCTGTACTGGGTTTTATATCGACCTCTTCTTTCGGAGTATCTTTTATTTCTACAGTCTTCTCATTAACTGTTGTTGTGTTATCTTCAACGGCCTGTACATTTTCTTGTATTGCCTGCTCTTCTCCTTTCCTTGCTTTCAATATGTTTCTTGAAGTAATTAATTGTTGTTCTCTTAACAATCTTTCTTCTTTTAAATCTGCAA